AAGGCGCTGGTGACAGCGAGCGCCCTTGAGCTGTACCAGACCAAGCTTCGCAAGCTATCTCTCACCATCTGGGTGGTAGACTACTCCCACTCAGTATTTGCGTCGGTTGCAAACACTCAATCTACCAGCACGTCTGTCAGACCAATGGGGTGGGCTGCCACTAATCTGCCACTAATAATCCTCCCGCCAATCCCTGCCACGCAGGGCGGGGACCGGCGGCGCCACTCAGTGGTGACTGCGGACGGGCGGCCCCGTCGCTCGGGACCGCCCGTCCGGCACGCTAACTGGCGACGCAATCAGAAGAGCTTGGACACGGCCGCGACGGCCTCGCGCTTCGCGTCCATGTTGACGTGGGTGTACACGTCCATCGTGATCTGCGAGCTATAGTGGCCCGCCAGCTCCTGCATGACCTTGGGATGCACGCCCTTCTCGGCGAGGAGTGTCAGGTAGGTGTGTCTGAGCTCGTGGAGGGAGAAGTCGTCGAGGCCGTAGTTGCCGCGCTCCAACGACCACCATCGCGACAGCGAGCTCGGCTTTATGCGGTCGCTGTACTTGGTCGTAATCACGGGCGTCTCGTCGGTCTGCTCAAGGTGCCACTCGGGGCCGGTCTTTCCCTTCTTTCGCCGCGACTCGTTGATGCGCTCGAAGTACTCGGCCTGGAGCCCCTTTGCCGTGAGGAGTCCCTCGGCCGTGATGTCGGGCAGCGGCAGCAGGCGCGTGCCGGCCTTCGTCTTGGTGCCCTTGAGGTTACCGAGCTCGTCGTAGGAGTGGCGGATGCTCACGACCCTGCGGTCAAAGTCGACGTCGCCCCATGACAGCCCGCATACCTCTCCCCGCCTGAGTCCCATCGTGGCGGCTATGAGCCAGGCGAGCTCGTGGGGGTTCGACGGATCGAGCGAGTCTATGAACGCGCGCGCCTTGTCGGGCGGCACCGCCTTCTTGGGACGCGTGTCCATCTTGGGCGGCGTGGCCTTGTCGCAGGGGTTCTCGATCAGGATCCCCTCGGCCTTCGCCGCCTCGAACACGAGGGTTATGTTGTCGTGGATCTGATTAACGTACGAGCCGCTGGAGGGCTTGCCGGACATGGTGTCGCCCCGCATCATCGCGATGTACATGTCGCTGAGCATCGTGGGCGTGACCTGCTCGAGCTTTACGTGGCCGATGTGGCGACAGGCTGCCTTGAACTGCCAGCGCTGCCGCACCTGCGTCGTGGGCGCTACCTCCCTCTTCGCCTCACGGATTTCGAGATAGCGCTCGCAGTACTGCTGGAAGGTGTAGCCGGTCTTGCCCTGGACGCGGTCGCCCTCGACCTCGTCCTGGAACTCGCGCAGCGCCCTCTTCGCCTCCGTGTAGGAGCCGTTGAAGCGGCGCGACTTCGCCTTGTACTTTCCCGTGCGGGGGTCGAGCCCAATCGGGACCCTGAGCTCCCACTTCTTGCACCTGCTCTTGGGCCTGTCCTTCTCGCGCTGGATGATGGACCCGCCCGAGGTCCCGTTCCTCGCTGCCATGGCTACCGCCTCGCCCGGGAGTCCTCGGCGTCGCGGTGCTCGAGGTAGTCGAGGTAGTCGTCGAGCATGCGGCGGCTCTCGCGCGTGAGGGCGCGAGCCCTGTCGTCGAGGGTGACGGGTCGGGGCCTGTCGATGTCCTCGCGGCCGACCACGAGGTCGATAGAGCAGCCGAGCTTGTCGGCGATCGCCCAGGCGTTGGCCATGGGGATGCCGCACTGCGGCGTCTCGGGCGCCCTCTCGTAGCGGGCGTAGGTGGTCTCGGGGATGCCGAGCTCGGCGGCGAACACCTTCGCGCTGGGGTAGCCGGCGCCCCTCCTGAGCCTCTGCAGGGTCCTCCTGCCGCCCGCGACGGGGCCGCCCCCGCCCTCGGGCGTGTGCGTGGTGGTGGGAGATGACATATACTGTCACCGTCCTTTCTGGAATATGCCTTTGGAATGGACAACGGGCCCGTGGGAGTGCCAGCTCCCGCGGGCCGCCTTCGTTCTCGGGCTACCTCCCGGCGAGACCTCCCCCCTCGTAGCCGGGGCCCGCCTCCTGCGACCAGCTGACGAGCATGCCGTGGTCGTCCACGAACGACCCGTGCATGCGATCGTAGGCAGCCATGACCTCCTCGAGCGCCTCCTCGTCGCGCACCTGGGGCGCGAACCGGTTGAGCGGTCCCTTCGCCCCGACGACCCACGCGCGGGCGAGGTTCCGGAACCCCTCGCGCAGCTCCGCGTCGCTCCCCGTGAGCAGGACCGGGTCGGGCCCGCCCGGCTTCTCGGAGAGTCTGCCTAGGTAGGCGCGCTCGATGCGCGAGGAGACGACCTCCCACACGCGCCTCGCCCTCTCGGACTGCGCCTCCCTGCTGCGGGCGTCGCGCTCGGCGAGGTAGGCCATGAAGTCGGCCGTCTCCTCCTGCGAGCGCGGCGACAGCGCGTCGAACGCCCTCTGCTGCGCCCCGCGCGGGTCGCCCTTGGCCTCGGTGTCGCGACCGACCACCTGGTCAATGGTCACGTGGAACCGGTCCGCGAGGTCCCAGGCGACCTTGAGCGGGATCCTCTCGGGGTTCGACTCGTAGCGCGTGTAGGTGGACTCCGCCAGGCCGGAGGCCTCGGCGAACTCCCTTGCCGTGGCGTACCCCGCCGCCTTGCGTATCTCGAGCAGCCTGCTGGACATGGCCCTTCCCTCCGTGGACGTTCCGTGGCGCCCCGATGCCGTTCGCCGATTTCGGGACGTAACACTTCGCAACAAAGTCTATCAGACTATGACAATTCGTACAAGCGTTTGTCGCCTAATTCTACCACTATGTGCGGACGTCCTCACACAGTGATATTTTCTATGCTAACCTACACGTCGCGGGAGGCAATGGTGCACCATCGGGTGGCACGCCAGCAGCGCCCGCCCCATTCCAAAGGCATGATTCGAGAAAGGAAGGCGACCCATGGGCATCAGCGATCTCCCTCCCTTGGTGACTCCCCGAGTGCTCTCGGAGCTCACGGGCGAGCACGTAGGGTCGATCACGCGCGGCATCCGGGAGGGCCGCATCCCGGCGGACAAGGTGAACGGCCGCTGGCTCATCCCGATTGACTGCGTGCTCCCGAACGCCCGGCGCGCCGGGTGCGGGCCCCGTCAGCCGAGGGGGCGCAACCGTGGAATCGACTAGGCCCGAGTCCCCCTCGCACGGGAGGCAGAAATGGATCTGAGCAGGGTGCCCGCCGAGCTGAGGGCGGAGCCTCGCTGGGTGTGCTGGCGCGCCCAGTCCCGCGACGGGCGCACGACGAAGCTCCCCGTGAACCCGAGCACGGGGAGGATGGCGTCGAGCACCGACGCCTCGACCTGGTCCGACTTCGACACGGCGGTCGCGGCCGTGGGGCGCTGGCACGCCTCCGGCATCGGCTTCGTGTTCGCGCCCGACCGGGCCTACACCGGGCTCGACCTCGACCACGTGCTGAGCGGAGGCGTCCTCGCCGACGCCTACCGCTGGGTGGTCTCGGAGGCACACACCTACTGCGAGGTCTCCCCCTCGGGGGACGGCCTGCACCTGATATTCCGCGGCCCCAAGCCCGAGGGCGCCACGCGCTGCCGGCGCGGCTGCGTGGAGATGTACGACCACGACCGCTTCTTCACCGTGACCGGTAACGTCTTCGAGGGCAACTCCGGGCTGGGCGAGAACCCGCGCGTCGTGGAGCGCGCCTACCGGACCTGGATCGAGGCGTCACCGGCCGCGGCCGGGCGGCAGGCGACGGTGACCGAGGCCGGCCGCGCGACCGACGCGGGCCTCCCGGACGACGCCGAGCTCGTGCGCCGCATGCGCGCGAGCAGGAACGGCGCGGCGATCGGAGCCCTGCTCGACGGTGACATGTCCGCCTACGGCGGCGACCACTCCGCGGCGGACATGGCGCTGTGCTCCTCGCTCGCCTTCTGGTGCGCGGGGGACGCCGGCCGCATGGACCGGATGTTCCGCTCCTCGGGCCTGATGCGCGACAAGTGGGACTCGCGCCGCGGGGACTCGACCTACGGCGCGCAGACGATCGCGCGGGCGCTGGAGGGCTGCACGGAGTTCTACGACCCCAGGAGGCGGAGGCCCGGCGTCGCGACGACGGCGGGCAGGCCCGCGCCCCGTGACACAAACAGATGTTCGTCCGACGGGACAGTCCCACGCGGGAACCGTCATCCCGCACGGACGTCCCCCGAGGCGGAGGAGCCGGCGTTCGACCCCGACCGCGCCCCCTCGGTGGAGGGCTGGCACGTGGACCCGCACGGCAGGCTCTGGGTCGTCGGGCGCGACGGGGAGCTGCGCTACACGGTGACCTCGACCGCACCGTGGATAGCCTGCGACCTCGTGGACGTGGACACGCGCGACGTGCGCGCGCTCGTGCGCGTGCGGGTGCCCGGGGGCGTCCGCGAGCGCGCCGTGGGACGCGACGTCCTCCTCAACCAGACGAAGGTGATCGGGGTGCTGGCGCCCCTCGGCGCGAACGTGTCGTCCTCGAACTGCAAGGAGGTCATCCGCTACCTGACGGACTGCGAGAAGCGCTTCGGCTGGAAGCGCCCCCGCTACGAGAGCGTGACGCACCTGGGCTGGGCGGACGGGCCGCTCGGCGCGTTCATGCCCTTCGACGCGGACGGGACTGGCGGCGAGCGCGGCGAGGGGGCGACGGCGGTGCGCTTCGACCCGTCGCCCGACGAGGCCGTGAAGGCCCGGCCGTTCATGGAGCCCGAGGGCACGCTCGACGCCTGGGTCGCCGGCGTCTCGCCGGCGAGGGAGGCGTCGCCCGCCTTCCGCTGCGTGCTTGCGGCCAGCTTCGCCTCTCCCCTGGTGTCGGTCGTGGGCGTCCAGACCTTCATCGTGTATCTCTGGGGCCGCTCGCGCAGCGGCAAGACGCCGACGCTGAAGGCGGCGGGCTCGGTGTGGGGCGACCCGACCGAGGGAGCGGACTCGTACTTCCGCACCTTCGCCGACACGCCGAAGTCGATCGTGCGCGCGGCCGCGCTCCTGCACGACGTACCCGTGATCGTGGACGAGCTGCAGAGCAAGGGCGCGCCGGGCGGTCAGGGGGCGAAGCGCCAGGTCGTGGAGGACCTCCTGTACTCGCTCTCGCTCGGACACGAGCGCGGGGCCCTGAACTCTGACCGCTCCATGATGCGCGCCGGCTCGTGGAAATGCCTCACCATCGCGACCGGCGAGATCCCCATCGTGGGCGGGAGCACCCAGCAGGGAGCGGCCAACCGCACGCTGGAGCTGAACGCGGAGCCCTTCTCGGACGTGCGCGAGGCCCAGGAGATGCACCACCTCGTCGCGGCGCAGCACGGCACCGCGGGAAGAACATATGTTCGTTCGCTTCGCCGCAACGCGGCCGGGTGGTACACGGACGAGTACGCGCGCCTGCGCGACGCCGTCGGCGGCATGGCCGCGGGCCACCCGCAGGCGGACAACGTGGCGCTCCTGGCCCTTGCGGACGCCCTCTCCTCGTTCTACGTGTTCGGCGTCGCTGACTGGGACGAGTGCGTGCGGCAGGCCCTGGAGATGGCACGCTGGGCGCTCGCAAACTCGACCGGCGCCGAGGCGGGCGACACTGACCTCAAGGCGATCCAGTTCGTGGCCGAGTGGCTGACGAGGAACAGCCTCCACTTCGAGGACTCGGCGGAGATGGACCGCATGGAGCGCTGGGGCGAGATATCCCGCCGTCCAGGCGAGGAGGATTTCACCTGGTGCGTGCTCTCGTCGGTCCTCGACCGCGCCCTGGAGGCGGAGAACTACGACCGCCAGAAGACCCTGCGCCGCATGGACGACGAGGGCGTCCTGGTGACGGGCTCGGGCAGGCGGTTCACGATGCAGCGCCGCTTCAAGGGCGGGACCAGGCGCTACTGCGTGTGCATCGACAACGCGAGGTTGGAGGAGCTCCTCGACCGGGGCTCGGGGGACGCCACGGGCGTCGCCCTGGCGTCTTCGGCGGAGACCCCTCGGTGAAGACGGCGGTGGAGACGGGAGCGACGCCGGTCGAGGGCGCAATCCCTGCCCCGTCTTCACCGTCTTCGCTGATTTATTGCTAGTGAGGATTCGTGCGCGCGGGCGCGCGGGCGCGGGCGCGAGGGCGGCTCGCCCCAGACCCGGTGAAGACGTGAAGACGCCGGGCGTGCGCGCAGGTGGGACCGCGTGCGGGGCGTCTTCGGGAAGGCAGGTGGCGCGCACCGTGAGGTGGAGCGAGGAGCAGGACGACGTGCTGCGCGAGTGCAGCTTCAGGGGCGCGGCCTACGCCCGCGACGAGATCGAGCGGCGCTGCGGCACCGCCCACACGCTCCACGCCGTGGAGCTCAGGGCGAGCAGGATCCACTGCTCGCTCGCGGTGCAGACCGTGTGTCCGGAGTGCGGGGCCGTGGGCGTGGTAATCAACCGCCAGACGGGGCTGTGCCGCCTGTGCACGGAGCGCTACCACCTGGAGCAGGAGAGGGCCTTCGCCGAGGTCCTGGAGCGCGAGCGGGCCGAGGCGGAGGACCCGGGGAGGATCGCCGAGGCCAGGCGCGAGCGGGATGCGCAGCGGCAGCGCAACAGCCGCACGTGCAGGAGGTACGGGCTGCCGAGCAGAAGCAGGCGCAAGTGAGACGCTCTTACGCGCCTCACTTGCGGCCAATTCAAAAGGCCGTCGGCTAACGATCCCCCCCGACTCCGCCCTCCAACCGTGGAACCCCTAGGTACAGTTGATTGCCACCTCAGCGTTACCAAGGCTCGCCCGTAGGGGCACGCGCCCGTGGACCGCTAACCCAAGCACCACGGTGATGCCGAGGATAGCCACAATCATGACGTTCGCCCTGTTATCTTCGCCAAGACTATAGAACGCCCGCCCTAATGGATTGGAGTATTCCGCGGCATTCTGGACAGGAAGCATGCAGCTCTCGTTCTCCATCATTCTTAGACCCCCTCTTCCTTCTCAGGCTTCTGCACCTGCTCGTCTGGCTTCGGATCCGTCGCCGTCGTCAGCGCCTTCGCAATCTTTGCAATCGCACTCGCCGCATCGGCATCCGACGCGCACTCGCCCCCCTCAGGTCCCACGAGGACCCCTTCGCCAGCCACCGAATCGAGCTGATCTATGACCCAATTGCAGCGAAGGATGGTCGTGTCGACCTCGTCAAGCCTTTTCTCGAGATCATCAATCTCGCTCTGAAGAGCATCGAGCTGCTCACGCTGCTCCTCCCTCTTGCGTTCGACAATTCGTCGAAGCTCTTGAGAGGAGACCCTCAAATCGTCCGCGTCGACCTTCGCACGCGACGGCAGCGCTGCAATCACTCCGATTAGGCTTGAAAGCATGACCTCCAACGCGACGCCAGAGAGGGCGCCTCCCGCGGCGACCATCACCGTGCCACTTGTAATCGCGGCTATCTGCGACGGATGCTTCTTGAGATAGTCCAAAAGGTCCGAAGCACCGACTTTTTTCGTTGCCTTGTTGGGATCCTTCCCCCTTGGCGTGGGCTGGGGCTTGATCTCGCCACTCTGTATCTTTCTGCGGATGCTGACCTGGCTTACCCCAAGCAGGTCCGCAATCTCCTTGACCGTGTACTCTTCCTTCACGGCATCAGCCTCCCAACCTCCATCGCTCGCATCTTCATGCTCATACTATAACGTCTGTATATTTATGTCCATATTTTTATGAACTCTTTTTTGCGTACATATCGATGTTCGCAGACAAGGCTTTCCAACCGCGCCCCAGCCTGTGACGGCATCCGATGATTCAGGCTGCGAGACCCCGAGATTTGGAGGAGGTGGCCTGGCATGGCGAGGAGGGCGAAGCTCACACAGGAGATGGTCGATCAGGCCATCAGGCTGAAGGCCGACGGACTTTCCAACGGCGACATCATCTGTGCGCTGGGCATCCACGAGTCCACGTTCTACCGCTGGGTGGGCGAGCCGAAGAACCGGCTGCAACGCGAGTTAAGCGAGGGACTAAAAAAGGAGGAGGCCGAGTTCAAGCACACGCTCCTGACGACGATCCGGGCGGCGGCGCTCGCGCGCAACCAGTACTGGACCGCCGCGGCGTGGCTGCTCGAGCGCAAGTACCCCGACGAGTACGGCAAGGCGGACCGCCGGCGCGACGAGGACGAGGGCGGCGACGCCCCGCGCATCGTGCTCGGCGTCGTCGCCCAGCCGGTGCAGGAGCGGCTGGACCTCTCCTCCGCCATGGGCGACGGCAACGATGGCGCCGACGGAGGCCCAGGCGGAGGGGGCGGCCCTTCTCGCCCCGCTCGGCCTTCTCATCAGCCCCTGAGCTCGGAAGAGGAGGGGGACGAGTGACGGCGGTGGACGCGAGCGAGCTGGTGATCCCGGCGTTCCACGACGTGCTGGGCGACGTGATGGCGCACGGGCACACGCACTACTGGCTGCACGGTGGGCGCGGGAGCACGAAGTCGAGCTTCGTGTCCGTGGCCATAGTCCTTCTCGTCCTCGCAAAGCCGGAGGCGAACGCGGTGGTGGTGCGGCGGTTCAGCAACACGCTGCGCGACTCCGTGTTCGAGCAGGTGCAGTGGGCGATAGCGGAGTTGGGGCTGGAACGGTGGTTCAGGGCGCGGGTGTCTCCGATGGAGCTGACGTACCTGCCGACCGGGCAGCGGATCGTGTTCCGCGGGGCGGATGACCCGCTGAAGCTGAAGGGCACGAAGTTCGGGCGCGGCTACGCCGCCGTGGTGTGGTTCGAGGAGCTTGACCAGTTCGACGGGATCGACGCGGTCCGCTCGATACTGAACTCGCTCAGGCGCGGCGGGGACGACTTCTGGATCTTCTACACGTATAACCCGCCGCGGACGCTGTGGAGCTGGGTGAACCGCGAGGAGCTGGAGCGCGAGCGGCGCTCGGACACGCTCGTGCGGCGCTCGAGCTACCTGGACGTGGTGGGGACGCACCCGGAGTGGCTGGGCGCGCCCTTCGTGGAGGAGGCCGAGTACCTGAGGGACGTGGACGAGCGCGCGTGGCGCAGCGAGTACCTGGGCGAGGTGACGGGGACCGGCGGCTCCGTGTTCGGCAACGTGGTGGGCAGACGGCTCACCGACGCGCAGTGCAGAGGCTTTTCTCGCACGCGAAACGGCGTGGACTGGGGGTGGTTCCCGGGCCCGTGGCGCTTCGTGCGGTGCGGGTGGGTGCCCGGGGAGCGGCGGCTGTTCCTGTTCCAGGAGCTCTCGGCCAACAGGAAGACGCCGGCCGAGACCGGGGCCATGGCGGCCGAGGCGCTGACGTACGCGGACGAGCCCGGCGGCGATGCCTACCAGCACGACGAGCTGATATGGGCGGACGACACGCCGGACGGCAAGCAGTCGATGGCGGTGTGGCGGCGCGAGCTGGGGCTGAGGGTGCGTCCCGCCCGGAAGAGCAACATGAGGCGACTGAGCTACGAGTGGCTGGCGGGGCTGAGGGAGATCGTAATCGACCCCGTGCGGTGCCCGCTGGCGTACGAGGAGTTCCGCCTGAAGGAGTTCGAGCGGGACCGCGACGGCACCTGGGTGGACGAGATCCCGGACGGGAACGACCACAGCATCGACGCCGTGCGGTATGCCGTGATGGACGACGTGCTGCGCGGGACGTAGGGGTTTCTCGACATCTTAGCCTTGCTCTTCTCCCCCAAGGGGCTTCTCGACGTCTTGACCTTGTCCTTCTCCCCCATAGGGCTTCTCGACAATGAGATCAAAGGACGAGACCTTCTACGCGTCGTGATCATGGCCGCCTGACGAGGTTGAGAGACGTTCCCCAGGCAATGACACAAGAGCGACGACGGAGCACGGGAGCAGGGATGGCAGGGGTTGGGGCGACACACCCGTGGCCTTCTCGACGTCAGCGTGGTCGCGGGCGCGGCTGGACTCGCATACATGATGGCGGTTGGGCAAAAGACCCCTTGTCCTTCTCGCCCACCCAATCGCCAAACAGGGCTTCCCCGCCATGCCCTTCTCGACCGTGACCTTCCGCACGCCCGCGAGGGCCTGTGACCGGGACGGATGATCTTCTCGACCAACTCTAGAGAGCGGAGGACAGATGGCGGGAGACGGGATCGGCGGCGAGGAGTACTGGGTGCCGGAGTGCGTGAGGTCGTATCTGAGGGCGGCCGGGTACTCGACGCAGGCGCTGGAGGACATGGAGCCCCACGTGCGCGAGTGGGACTCGTGGATGCGGGCCGTCGGGGAGTTCTACGACTACAGGGACACCGACGGGTTCGGAAGGGTGTACCAGGTGCATAGGCGGACCATCATGCCGGCGATGCGGGTGTGCCGGGAGTGGGGCAGCCTGCTCCTGGACGAGAAGACGACGATTGCCTGCGAGAACCAGACGTGCACAGACTGGCTCGAGTCGTTCTTCTCCTCCTCCAACTTTTGGGGAAGGGCACAGGAGACCGTGGTGCGGGCGTTCGGGCTGGGCACGGGGGCGCTCGCGGTTTGGATGGACATTGGCAGGAAGATCGTCAAGGTTCGGCATTACGACGCGCGCATGGTCGTTCCTCTCAGCTGGGATTCCGAGGGCGTGAGGGAGTGTGCCTTTGTCACGCGGGCGTTTCTCAACGGCGAAAGCATCAACCAGCTGCAGATGCACGTCGTTGGCGATGGCGGGGCTTATCGGATTCGCACGGCGTGCTTCGACAAGGACGGGCGAATCGTCTCGGTGCCGGGAGTGGCCGACGAGGTGGACACGGGCTCGTCTTTCCCAACCTTCGGCATCGTCAGACCAGCCGTGCCCAACACGCGGGTGGACTTCTCCCCCTATGGGCAGAGCGTGTTCGCCGATGCCGTGGATGCGGTGCAGAGCGTTGATCTCGCCTACGACGCACTGATCAACGAGATAGACGCTGGCAAGATGAGGGTGTTCCTCTCCGACGTCATGTTCGACCAAGAGAAGACAGCGGACGGCAAGAGGATCCCCATCCCCTTTGGCAAGGGCGACTGCACCGTGTTCAGGAAGGTCATGAGCACCGAAGACACGATCACGGAATTCGCACCGGCTCTCCGCACCGAGGCGCAGGGGAAGGCGTTCAGGCTGGCCCTGCAGGTACTCGGGGATCTCGTGGGCCTGGGGGTCAACTACTTCGACACGGACAATGTCGGGTACGTGAAGACGGCCACGGAGGTGTCGTCGGATAACTCGGCGCTCATGCGCAACATCAGGAAGAACGAGAACGCCTTACAGGGGGCGCTCGTGGACGTCTCCAGGGCAGTGATGGCATGTTCGCGCTACATGGGTGTAGGCCTTCCCAACGAGGGAGACGTGGGCGTCATATACGACGACTCCATCGTCCAGGATACGGCTTCCGAGAAGCAGCAGGACATGGCGGAGGTGGCCGCCGGACTCATGACGCGCGAGGAGTACCGTTCGTGCTGGTACGGGGACGCTGCAGGCGGCACTGGCGCGGAGGCTGGCTCGCGGGTTCGGTGACGTTACCCGCGCCATCGGTAGCGCTTGTAGGTGGCGCGGCGCGGTCTTAGGCTTCCAGGTTCGTCTGGGGCACCCGTGCCGGGGATGCCGTCGCTGATGGATCGTCGCGAACATGGTGCGCCGTCAGGTACGTGCCACTTGCGGCAACGGCACGTCCCACCGCCCGCCGCACCGAGACGGCCCCGCATGGGTCCGGCACCGCCGCGTGCGGACGAGGACGATGATGGAGCGCCCAGCGCGGGCCGTGTGGACGGGCGCGACGCGGGCCGAAGCGCGCCCCCTCCGTGACTCGCAGGTTATGCGGCCTGAGCGTGGGGCTGAGCGCGGTGCCGGAAGCAGACGCCGTAGCTTGCCGAGCTTGCGACGGGGACCCGTGACAGACGGCGACCCTGGCCTCGGCTGAGGCCGAAGCCCGTGGCAGACGGCTTGCCGGCTGCCACGGGCCGTGCCGAAGACCGGCCAGGGGCGGCGGCTGGCACGGGCGGCGCAAGCCCGGCAAGCGCAGGCGGCTGCTGGAGGCCCGCACGCGAAGCCCCGCGCCCAGGCCGCTCCCCCCAGGTTAGGAAGACTCCCATGGGCGCGCGGAGGCCCGCGCCCCGCACGGCCCGGCCCGCGCTGGGCGCGGGCAACTCGCGATGACGAGCACGCGGCGGTGCCGGACCCTCCGGCGAGCGTGCGGCGGGCGGTGGGACGTGAAAGGGTTCTTCTCCTCACTTTGCCGTATGGCTTCGGGCTTGGGTGTTCTTCTCCTCATACGAAAGCGCGCCGTGCGTTTCCGCGCGGCGCGTCGCCATCGTCGTCCTTGTCGGCTGGCCTCTATGCGTCAAGCGGTATGACCTTCTCGTCTCGTGTATACGGGATGCCCCAGAGCGTGAGAGCATCCTCGAAGTCGGTTATGAAGCAGTCGTCGGCGTGGCCCTCCACGGTGTCGGCGACGTCGGCAAGCGAGTAGTCATCGGTCGGCTCAAACGTGACGGTCGTCTCGCGCTCGGCGGCGTCGAACATTATCTCGGTGAGGTCGCCCTTGCTCGTCTCGCGCACGTAGGCCTTGCCCTCGGGCATGACGCCCCAAAAGAGTTTTCGATTCTCGGTGCCGCTCTCCATCACCATGGTCTTCTCGTCTGCCATGGGCTGACTCCTATCTCCTCGTATTGATGGCCGTCATTCTTGGATACCCGCCGTTATCTAGCCGCGTTGGGCGTTCACCGCGAGCGGCATGCTGCTTGCAGCCGCTTTTTTGTCACCTCTTGAGCAAAGGCTCTAACTGGTGGCACCACTCAGATTCGACCGGGCCACTGCGTGAGCTACGTATCTCCACGTGCTCGCCTCGAGGGAATCGGCGAAAGGTGTTTGTTGATTTATTCCCATCTGAATACATCAGGCTCTGGTGCTTAATCGCTGAGCCAGCTCTTCGGATGCATAACAGCTTGCAGAGTCATATCATGAGCTCAATGTGTCATGCCGTGGCATTACTGCCGCATGATGCACAAAAATGAAGCCACCGAACGAGCGAGGTATGCATATGGAATCACCTTACTATGGCCATCCAGTTCAAGAGTGGGACCGAATAACACAAAACCTTATCAATGCGCATCCTCTTAGCGAAAAGGAAATAGTCAATGTCACGATTGATGCTTGGGAGCGCATCAGGGATACGAAGATTGGTGGACTCCTCCAAATAGGCAAAGATGTATTTCCGAGTCCGCAAATAACTGGAAACTACCTCCACATGCTTATCGCAGCACTTTTAGCCATTAGCCATCCTGCTGAGTGGAAAGCAGAACAAGATAAAAGCGACAAGGATGTTGTTTATATTCCAGATGATAGTTATTCGATTGAGATTAAAACGTCATCTCAAAACAAGATCTTCGGCAACCGTAGCTATGGACAAAAGAATAGTATCCATAATTCTGGTAAACAGAAATACGGGTATTACCTAGCAATCAACTTTGAAAAATACGAAGTCTCGAACCCAACTCCTTCAATAAAGAGAATAAAATTTGGGTGGCTTGATCACAATGATTGGAAAGCTCAGGTTGCTGCCACTGGTCAGAATTCGACTCTTGACAATGATGCCTGGAATCACAAGCTAAAGCTGCTTTACGGGAGGTAAAACGCCCATAGATAACGGGACCATACCTTGTATGGTCCCGTTATCTATCTCCAACGGAATAATCGCCAATCGGTTTGACTAACTAACTAGCTAATGAATCCCAAACAATCATACATCCCATTTCTTTTTATAGAGCTCAGACCACCAGCCAGTCCTTTTATCAGCGATTGTGTAGTCTTTTGACAACCCCTCTACATTTCTCAGGGTTTGCTTAAGTTCTTTAACTGCAACGCGTCGCCAGTTTTCGTCAGTAAGGCAAGCTGTAGGCAGTACGGAATAGTAGTACGCGATAGCAATGTTTTGCATATCAGGCAACGTTATCTCCGCCTCTACGGATTCTAGCCTATCGAGTGTTTTGCAAAGATACTTCATCGTTTGTAAACTGGCGTCTTTTACATCTATCCCTGGCACGGTGCCACCCGCATCGTTTAACGAAATCTTCTTGCAAACAAGCATTAAATCAATTCCTATTGAATTCTTGTTTGATGTATGCGCGCCAGTTCTTGTTTCAGACTGCACCGGGTAGCATTTCACCAACTTGAAACCGCCTTTGCAGACACTTTCCAGAACCGCCAGCCAACTTTCCAGATGCTTATCGTGAAACGAGAAGACTAAATACCCACTATCCCGTACCTTATCATGGCATCTTTCAAGTACCTTCGTGAGACCCTCTTCGTAATACTGAATGTCTTTTCCGGCGACCGGATTAACAACAATCTCTTTTGATTTAGGAGAAAGCGGTTCCGTAAAGCCCAAGTCGTCGGCCAGCGTGCTTTTATAATTCCAAACATGAAAAAAGTCTATTAGTTCTGAATACATGACATTTGCCCCATAAGGAGGGTCAGTCAGTACCAAATCTACTGAAGCGTCCGGAATAAAAGAAAGATCTCGGGAATCCGAGCATCTTAAAAGTGGGTGTTGTCCGTCAACTTTATCGAATACTGTAACTGGTGTAGCAGCTACCTGATCCCCGTTGAAGTTCTTCACCGAATCATATCTACCTTCATTATTCTTCACAACTGAAATATCATACATATTGCTATTGAACTTTTTTCCACGCTCAATTTTCTTGATTGTTTTGATAAAGGTTCCGGTTCCCAGCTTTGTTCCCCAAACACAATTCTCGACTGGCATAGTGATAGGAACATAGGCATGATTAAAGAAAATGTTGCATATCTTATACGCATTCTGTTGGTATCGGCAAAACATCGTATTCATTTCTAGCATTCCGGAGAATGCGAGTTGTAACCAGAGTTGGGTCTGCTTGTCATCTATTCCGTTAATCGCATCTAAAAGTAGACCTAAGCAAAGCAGCTGCCGTTCATTAAAAAGCTCCTTGAACTTTCGATATCCATGGTTAATTATCTGGTTTGTGTTATAGCCCGCTGGAATCACCTGCTGGGGTATCGGAAGTGATTCAGCATACTTGCAGTAATCAGCCTTTGCTTTTTCATAGAGAGCTTTGTCTTCGTAGTCTGGCTGCTTGTAATCATGGGCGCCACAATTTGGGCAGTAATACTCTAGAGCAACGATATCTGTTGCAAAAGGATACCCAGAGTCAGGGTCATTACTGTATTCGGATAGAACCCTCGACTCGCCACACTTCGGACATGTAAATACACCGTTCTTGACATATGAACTATGAGGATCCTTCAGTTCCCATCCACACTCACAGTGGAAAGGACCGTCCTTGAACGTTGTCTTGGATACTCTCCCGCATTCTGGACATACGACAGTAAATTCGCCCTTTTTATATGCCAAAATAAAAGTTGAAAAAAATCTATGCTCTTTGCATTGTCCCCCTGTTTTTACCTTTTTGACATGAAAGGTATACATGACATCTGCTGTTTCACCGCAGCAAGGGCACTTTGTCTTGTAATAGTTTTGTATCTCTTTGCCGACTGTTCTCCCGAGGTATCTTACCGCTGCATCAACGGCTTTTGTATCCATTGGCTCTACGAGAGCTCTCGTCACGAATAAAGACAGTGGCTGTAAGTCATTGCCTATTACTTTGCATCCAAATCTGAGGGCCTCAAGGATTGTCGTACCACCGCCCATAAACGGGTCTAAAACAGTAATATCTTCCCGATTAGGTGAAGGCTCATAGAATTGTTTTAAGACGTCGTCATTTCGACTTGCCATAAAACCTAACAAGGCCATTCTGAAATTAGCAGTTATTCTTCGAGCGAAGTATTTATGTATGAAAAAGACTGGCTTTTTCCTACTTGCCTCTTTTTTTGAAGCCTGATATAGGCTGTCAAAAGGCATTATTGCCGTATATTCTTCTCCTGCGTTATCGTTCATGTCGCTCTTTTCTTCTCTTTTTCCTACCACTATCGCAATTACCCCAGAATGGTCATTCATCAAAATGTAGAACTACTTCGGCGGCGTTGTATATATCAATGCGGTTCTGGACGTCAACCCGGTTGACAATCCAACCTCTGAGGGCGCACCGTTGGATGAAGTCATCTATACGGTTAACCCCGTTGATTTCCTTCAACGTGACTACCGCACCGAATCTCATGCCACGGCCAAGCTTCTCATCTCCGCGCTCCGTCGTACGTATCTTGATTCCCCACATCCCCGTGTCGTAGGCCTTGCGCTCGCGAACGTTGCCCCCGAACGCTTCGCCGATGTGCTTGACGTTGTCCCACTTGCGGTAGTTCTTTCGCGCAACCTCCTCGGTGGTCGTGTAGCCCTCCTCGCCCTGGCGGTTGTTATCGAGCGCCTTCAATTTCCCCCTGTTGTCTATTCGCCCGAAGTGGAGGTCCATCTCCGTGCTGGTGTAGTCCGCGCCCTGGCGCCTGTCGCACTTCGGGAAGTAGCAGAGTGTTGCCCTGGCCACGTAGGGATACTTTTCCTTTACTATTGGCACGGGGATGCCGTAGTTGTAGGTGAGAAACTCGTCAGCCGACCCAGCGAGGAAGAACCTTATCTCGTCGTTCTGGGCCTCCACCACGTCCTCAATCCTTATCGGGACCTGGCCATAGCCTCGATACCTGTCGGCCCTGTAGTCCCAGCCAGCCGCCGAATCGATGATAAGCGCCTTCGCAACCTCGCGGGGCAGCCCCATCACCTGCATGAGGTAGGCCATCTTGCGCGCAACCCAGGGGGCCGCAAAGGACGTGCCAGACTTGAAGGTCTCGCCAGTGCCCACGCAAAGGTGCATGGGCCGGTCCCTGTCGCCACCGACCGCACACACGTCCGGCTTCTTGAAGAAGTCGAGGACCGGGCCCCTACGCGAATAGCTCGCCGTCCGACCTAAGAAGTCCGTCGCATTCACGACGAGGGAGTTTATCGAGTCAGCCGGTGCACCAATCTTGACCTGGTTCCCATTGATCGTCTGATTCGTCCCCGCCACCACGAACACGATGTCATCGAACCTTGCCTGCAGGTCATCGAGGATGGCGCCTTCTGGCGACACGGAGTTGCGCTCTATCTCTAGCATCGACCCCTGCGAGATGTTCCACACCTTGATATCGCGGTTCTGCTCAACGATTTCCTTGACCCGCCTCATGAAGCCAAACGAACTCGAACGCTCTCCCTTGGCGACCCCGAAGTGCCTGACACGGAAGCGCCCGCAGCCATCATTGAGGTCGGGTTCGATGTTCGGCCCGTCGACGATGATGGACGTCACAGCCGTCCCGTGGACCATGTCGCTATACTCTGTTCCGATCTCCTCCGGAATGAGGTTGTGGTCCTCCACCCAGTCAGCGAAGTAGACCCGGTCATCGAAAGGGGTGTCGATGACGCCGATGATCGGCTCGTCGCCGGGTTCGGGAATGCTTGCGACCTCTGGCCGCTCTATATCGAAATCGTCCTGTGTGAGGAGCGAAATGTCCGATACGGCCATCGACACCAGGTAGGGATAGCGGGAAGCGAGCCTCGCGTACTCGTCGGCATTGAGCCTTAACGAGTTGCCCAGCACCCTGTCGGGTGTGAGGGCGAGGCCGAGGTCCGCGAGGAAGGCTCGCACGTCACGATATCCGACGTCGTATATGCTCACGACTGCCGGTTCGTCGATGTCCCTCGTGGTGGTCTGCACGTCGAACCGCGTCACGTAGTGAGCGTCGCGTATTATCTGGGCGAATGCCGACTTCTTGATGCCCGCGTCTTCCCTCAGTCCCCCCGCGTTGACCCTCCTCAGGCCCTCGTCGTCAATCGCCCCAGCAAAGCGCTCGTCTACGACGTTGGCGCACGCCGCCAGAACGTCGATGCTCTCGTCGAGCACGTCTGCGCCGACGCAGTAGGTGATGACATGGTGCGTGTCAGCACCCTCGCCCTCGAACCTCGCCCCGACGATGTGCCTGCTCGCGTTGCCGTCGCTCCCCAGGATTCTGCGAATCCGGTTGCTTTTTGCCACGACCGTCCTGTAGTGGGCGCTCACGAGGGGGCCGAACGATACGCCTTGTTCCTCGAAGTAGTCCCGGATGCGGGACAAGTCGCTGGCGAGCGAGCGCAACTTATCCGAGGTTACCTTCTGGCCCCTCGGCAGCTCCGGGGCGCCGGGCTGCTGGGCTTTGCTGTGCTGGAACTGGCCCTTGAGCTCGAGGAGGTCATTCATCGGAGCCCCCCTTCAGCTCGCGTGACACCGTGCTCCTCGGGACGCCCGACAGCTTCTCGATCTCCCTCATCGTGAACCCCTGCTCCCGCAGGCGCGCGAGATCGCTCACAGGCGATCCGGGGCAGGCCTGGGCATAGAGCCTGCGCAGGTAGTCGTAGGGGTCATCGGGGCTGCTGAACGCCAGAGCGCTCCTGAGCATGTTCTTGAGCTCACCGGGATAGGGAATCTCCTCCATCTGCGACATGATCTTCCTGAACAGGCGCATGTCGCGGCCCGCCCCCCTGAACCTCTGGAGGAGCCCGCTGAGGAGCACGTCCGCGATATCGAGCAGGTCCTCGCGCGTGTATCGCCCGAAGTCGATGATCGCGTCGAAGCGCCTCGAAAGCGCCTTGTCCAGGGAGCCGTAGAGGTTCGTCGTCGCGATGAGCACCACCTGGTCGCTCATAGCGTCGAGCTCCCGCAGCAGCGCCGAGGTCGCCCGTCCCATCTCCCTCACGTCATGCGTATCGATGCGGTCGAGTGCGAGGGCATCGATCTCGTCGAAGAGGATGATTGCGCGCTCGGGGAAGCGTAGGGAGTTGATCTGCTCGAAGAGGCTTCCGATGTTCTTGGCCGTCTGGCCGAGCTTGCTGTCTATGACCACGTTGAAGTCGACCGCGAAGAGCTCCCGGCCGACGATGCGGGAAATCTGTCGCGCCGTCTCAGTCTTACCCGTCCCCGGAGGGCCCTGGAAGAGGAACTTGTTGACGCCGGCGTTGTGCGCGATGGCGTTGCAGATGCCTGTCACGTCCGCCGAAATGGCCTCGGGCAGCGGCAGCGGCGAAGAGGAGGGTTCGAGCTTGCGGAAGAATCCGCCCTCGTCATCGGATTGCGGCACGAAGGCATTCGCGTCCGAGACGAGCGCCATGATGTATTCGGCGAGCTGATAGTCCCCGCTGGCGTCGAAGTCACGCGCTATCTCGGCCGCCTCGCTGCGGAAGGCGGACTCGTTGCGTTCCTCGTGATACCTGATGAGGTTGATGACGTTGCGCTTCTTCATGGCTGTCCCTATCCTAGTTCCTGACAAAGACAGTATAGGACAAAGTAAACTTGTTTTGGGACAAGGATTGTAAATCACATGACTTCCTGCTATCTTCCCCATAGACGCCCGAGCTGTGTCCCAATTCGCGAGGAGGTGACCGGCAAACCACGGCCCCAGACGGAACGGAACGATTTCGATAGCGCTGAAAGGTGGTGTTCTATGGCTACGGTTAAGGTACGAATTCCCAAGTTCCGGGTTACTAAGAGCGGTCGCATCGTGAAGACCGGCACCGTCACCCGGCACGTTCACGTTCGCGTGAGAAAGAAGTAGGGCCCCAAAGGTACTCTCCCCTCGAGGCCCTATGCACTGCGTGAGGAGGCGGGTTCTGGCGGGCTTGCCTCCTCCATTACATCTAGCAAGGTAAAACACCCTGGCGGTGCTTTCAACCCCATACATCGCCTTAGCGGTATTTGGATGACTAGGAGTTTTATTTGAACGGTTTGACTGTTGAGCAGGAGGCGGCCCTCGCCTACCTGTACCTGCACCAGGATGGCCCTTTCGGCCAGCCGGTATGCAAGAAGCACTCCCGCGGGGCGATGACACTCAGAGAGCGGGGACTCATAAAGGCTGAGGCCGATTTTAGCGGCCATGTCTACTTTCAGAACCTGACCAGCTCTGGCGCATCGCACTATGATACAGCCAGGGCACAGCGCCGCGCCTTCATAGCCTTCGACGATGAGGCAGACGAGCTCGCTCTTGAGCTGGCAGCCGAGGATAAGGCCCTCAAGAAAGCAGGCGAAATGCAGTTCGTCACTGTGGACGAAGACCGCATCGTCGATTACTGGACATTGAAGCGACACGGGCTCATAGACGGACTAGCAGCGGACGACACGCTCACGTCGGCCATCGTGACCGACAATGGCCGAAGCTATGCGGAAGGATGGTTCCTAGATCAGATGGGCTCGGAAAGCGGCACCAAAATCATCAACAAGTTCACTCCCACGATTAACATCGATGCCGCCTCGCACGCTGAGTCTTCCTCCGACTCCAGTGTAAACGTCAAGGACGTCTCCCTTACTACAACGCTGAAGGCAATCATAGACATAGATGGCGTTGACAGCGGTTTGAAGGAGCAGGCTCTCAAGGCGGCCAAGGATCTTGATGCCGCTTCCAGCACCCGTGACCAAATGACCTTCTCGGAAAAGCTCGAGAAGCTGGCAAGCCTGGCAAAGAGCAGCTCTGACCTGGCCAAGGTGCTACTTCCTTTGGCTATGGGGGCCCTAGGAAAGTTTCTGAGTTAGGACGCCCCATATGCTTAGCAAGAACGAAATGGGCCTTCTCTGCGACCTCTTTAACAGGGGCGGCTGGGTTCTCGACTTCAGCACGAATGAGTTCGACACCTTTACCCTGGGCTCAGTGGGAATCCCCCTGTGCGAGCACTATCGACTCTCAAAGGGGAAGTCCCTTGTTGCCTATATCAACGAAGCCAGCCTCGTCGACTCACAGCACCTTCTTTTCGACCTCTTCGAATACTACGAGACTCGATACCAGTGCGAGTTTGAGAGCTGGGATGACTACCCGCATCCCCAGTATGCGGACAGGAACTACGGTCCCCGATACCGTCAATGCAAGAAGTTCGTTGAGCGCGAGAAATCTATCGCATCGCCGTACAAGCAATCGGCAGACTTCATCAAGAAAGAATTCTCAAGCGAGTCCATGAACGAGCAGATCGACCTTCTTATGAAGATGCGCACCGAGCATCCGACTGATGCCATTGGCAAATCAAAAGAAGTTCTCGAGAGCTGCTGCAAGACGATTCTTGCCAACCAAGGCATTGGCATACCAGACGACTGGGATGCCCCGAGGTTATCTAAAGAGGCTGCGAAGCTGCTCAAAGTCGCCGTCGGCGATGTAGATACGAATGGTCCCGAAGGTAAGATCGTTAAGCAAATCCTCGGTAGCCTTCAGGGTCTTGCGACCGGCGTCATTGAATTTCGCAATGCCTATGGGGACGGCCATGGGCACACCGCACAGTTTCAGCCCCTTCCCGTTCGCCACGCAAAGCTCGCCGTTGGGAGCTGCCTGACTCTCGTTGAGTATTACTGGGAGACGTATGAGTGGCGCAAAAGCCAAGGATTGTTGAAGTAGCGCCCTTAATCCTCGCATCCTAGGACCCCCTTGTGACACCCCAGGACAATGCCCGTACCTAGAAGGTGCGGGCATTTTTCTTTGCCCGCACGACGCGGAAAGGCGGTCGCAATGGAGGATGAGCCCAGTGGCGTGCAGCAGGCGCAGGACCAGGTCGGGCAGGGCGAGAACCAGCACCAGGGCGGGCAGGAGCAGGGCGTCGGCGCGCAGTCGAAGCAGGGCCAGCAGGCGCCCCAGAAGGACGCGGTGAACGGGGACGACGGCACCGACTACGTCGCACAGCTCAAGGCCAAGGACGCCGAGATCGAGGCGCTCCAGGCGAAGGTTGCCGAGGCCGCCAAGACGGCAGAAGCCACCGAGGCGCTCGGCAAGGAGATCGCCGACCTGAAGGCCCGCCTCGCCGACGAGCGCACGGAGTTCGCGCTCAGAAGCGCGGGCGCCCGCTCCGTCACCGCCGCGAAGGCGCTCCTGGCAGAGCACGACGGAGACGTCGCCGCGCTCGCGAAGGCCGAGCCGTGGCTCTTCGACGCCGGAGACCCGGGCCAAGGCGGCGCCACCGGTCTGGAGCCGGCGGGCGCATCCGGTGGCTCTGACGACCAGTACATGAAGCGCTGGGAGAGAATCGCAGGCCTCACCGACGAGGGCAAGGAGGGCTAGGGCATGGCCAACAGCATCGCAGCAATCAAGAACTACACGACCATCCTGGACCGCGTCTACCAGCGGGAGGCGACGAGCTCGTACCTGAACTCGCCCGCACGCATGGCACGCGCGGGGCGCAACGCGAAGGAGATCATGATCCCGAGGATATCCGTGACGGGGCTCGGCGACTACACGCGCAACGTGGGCTACAAGACGGGCTCGATCGACTTCGCCTACGAGACCAAGGCCTTCAACTACGACCGCGGTATCAAGCTCCTCGCCGACGTGATGGACGTCGAGGAGGCGGGCGTCCTTGACTGCTTCGTGCAGGCGGGCGCCGAGCTGCAGCGCACGCAGGTGGCGCCGGAGGCCGACGCCTTCACCTACGCGACCATCGCCTCGCACGAGGGCGTCTCGGTGACCGAGGCCGACCTCTCGAAGGCCAAGGCGACGGACGTGCTGGCGGCCCTCCGCTCCGTCACGAACGCGATGGACGAGGCCCAGGTGACGCCGGGCTCGCGCTACCTGTTCATCACGCCGACGCTCAAGGGCGTGCTCGACGACTACTCGCTCGCGAACCCGAACATGAGCAGCCGCGTCCTCACGCGCTTCTGCCGCGTCGTGGAGGTGCCGCAGGCGCGCTTCTACACGAAGATCGCCCTCAACTCCGGCGACTCGGAGAAGTTCGGCTACGCGAAGGCGACGGACGGACGGGCCATCAACTTCATGGTCGTGGAGAAGAGTGCGGTCATCAAGTTCGACAAGCACGTCGCCTCGCGCGTCTTCTCGCCGGACGAGCTGGAGAACCTGGATAGCTACATGATGAAGTACCGCAAGTACGGCATCGTGGAGCTCATGGACAACAAGCTCGCGGGCGTGGCCGTGAGCGCGGCGCCGGCGGCGTAGCGCCATGGGGTTCCCGCAGGCATCGGGCGTCGCGGGCGGGGCCGCCGCGGCCGGCCCCTCCTTCGCCTTCTACCGAGACTCGTACGGCGGCTCCCTCGACGCGGCGTCCTTCTCGGACGCCATGCCCGCCGCTCTGAGGTGTGTGCGCGAGCTGTGCGGCGGGGCCGCGGACGACGGCCTGGAGACCGCCGACCTCGAGGCCTGGGCGCGCGCCTGCTGCGCCGCCGCCGAGGCGTTCGCCGAGTTCGGCGAGGGGCGCGTGGGCGGCTACGCGATAGGCGACTTCAGGGTGACGAACTACATGGAGAAGGGCACCACCGGCCTGGAGGTGGCGCGCGCGGCCGCGCTCTCCGAGCTCGCGGGCACGGGGCTCGCCTTCTCGGGGGCGGGCTGCCCATGAGGTACCTGAGGCCCATCCCGAGGCGGCTCCTGCCCGACGACATGCTCGTGCTCCCCTCCGACGGGCAGGGCGGCTACGGGGACGCCCGCATGGTGCGCCACGTGCGCCTGGAGCTCGCAGACGACGTCGCGGACGACCCGCACAGGGACTCGGCGCGCTCGGGCCGCGTGTTCGTGGACGCCGTGAACAGCCGGGACGCCTTCGAGGTGCCCGCAGGCAGCCGCGTGGTCGTGGGGTCGCTCCCCGGCATGCGCGTGCTGAGGTGCAGGCGGTGCTGCGTGGTGCGCGGACAGGTGCACCACTGGGAGCTGGAGGTCGGGTGATGGCCTGGACGACGGGAGTTCCCGACGAGGCGCGCGTCGTGCGCGACGCGCTGCGCTCGCTGGGCTACGCGAACGCCTACGACGCGCCCGTAGCGCCCCGGCTCTGCACGGAGCCGATCGTCGTCTCCATGGGCGACTGGGAGCGCGAGTGCAGGCAGGACGACGGCTCGGAGCGCGGGCGGCGCGCCCTTCTCGCCCACGTGTGCTGCGACGACAGGACGGACGCCCGCGTGACGGCGCGGGAGGTGTCGCGCGGCCTGAGGGGCATCGACTGGGCGCACGCCGCCGCCCCGCCGCGCATGCGCATCGTTGCCTGCGACGTGGGTCTGCCGCGCCTTTACGGGCGCGACCGATCGGGGCGCTGGGTCTGGGACGTTGGGATGACGATGACGGTGGTGGTCCAGGATGGCTGACAAGGTGCGCGGAGGACGCGGCGTGGACGACCGCGACGTGGTGGCGAAGACGCTCCGGAAGGGCATCCGCGAGGCCGACCGGCGCGGCGCCCCCGCCGAGGCGGACCGCCTCGGGCGCGAGCAGCAGCGCAGGGCGACGGCGTACGCCAGGGCTCGGGGCCAGCTGTGAGCTCGCTTACGTTCTGCGGCCGTCCGCTCTCGCCCTACGTGAGCGCGGAGCTGGAGTGGCCAGCGGCGCACTCGCTTGCGGCGGAGACGGCGCGGGTGCCCGGAAGGCCGGGGCTCGCGCTCGTCTCGTCGGACGTGGAGCCGCTGGAGCTGCGGGTGCGCCTGCACCTGGACGCCCCGGAGGCGCTCACGGCCGCGGAGCGCGCCGGGGTCCGGCGCACGATCCGGGCATGGCTCCTCGCCGACGGCGGCGGGACGCTCGTGGTGCCGGGCGAGCCGGGGCTCGAGTGGCGCGACGTCGTATGCGCGGGATCCACGGGCTGGACGGGGCCGCTCGCGGACGCCTCCGCGACCGTGACGTTCCTGTGCCTGGACCCCATGGCCTACGGCGCCGAGCGCTCGTCGGCGGGCGACGCGTTCGACGTGGGCGGGACCTGGCCGACGCGGCCGGTGATGGAGCTGACGGCCACGGCGGGCTCGGGCGCCTCCGTCGCGTGCACGGGGACGGGGGAGCGCGTCGAGCTGGCACGCGCGCTCGCGGCGGGCGACCTGGTCCACATCGACTGCGGCGCGCAGACGGTAACGGTGAACGGCGCCGACGCGACGGCCGACGTGACCCTGGGGAGCGACTTCTTCCGCCTCGCGCCGGGACGCGCCGCGCTGGCGTTCGAGGGCTGCTCTTCTCACCTGGTCTCTTGGCGGGAGAGGTGGGCGTGATGGCGGTTCCGACCCTGTACCTGTTCGACCGTTGGGACGAGCGCCTGGGCGTGCTCGCCACCCTGGGCTCGGTGACGCACGCCGAGGAGCTGGGCGGCGAGGACACGCTGGAGCTGGCCTGCGCGAAGGCGCCCGGCAAGGGCGACCGGATCGTGTGGCGCGACCCCGAGACCGGCGCCTGGCGCGAGCACGAGGTCGTGCGCACCGACGAGGCCGAGGGCGGCTCGTGCCGCGTGTACGCGGAGTCGTCGCTCTGCGAGCTCCTGCGCGACTACGTGGAGGAGGAGCAGCTGGTGAGCAGGACCGCCGCGCAGGCGATGGCGGCGGTGCTCTCACACACGCGCTGGTCGCCCGGCGAGGTCGGCGTGGGCGACGCCAGGCGCGGGGCGCTCCTGTACCACACGAACGCGCTCGCGGCTCTCCGGCGCGTCGAGTCGGTGTGGGGCGGCGAGCTCGAGTGCTCGTGCGAGGTCGCGGGCGGCAGGGTCGCGAGGCGGGCCGTCGCCCTTCTCCCCCGCCAGGGCGGCTGGAGGGGGGCGCGCTTCGCGTACGGCGTGAACCTCGCGGGCTGCACGCGGACCGTGCTCGAGGACGAGGTGTGCACCGCGCTCTACGGCTGGGGCAAGGGCCTCCCCATCGAGGACGAGCAGGGCAACGCGACCGGTGGCTACACCCGCCGGATCTCGTTCGAGTCCGTGAACGGCTCGGTCAAGTGGGTCGGGGACGACGAGGCTCGCCTGCGCTGGGGCCGCTGGGACGCCACGCGGGGCGAACGCACGCACGCCTTTGGGGACGTCGTGTTCCCGGACTGCGATGACCCCGCCGAGCTGCTGGCGCTGACCAGGGCGGAGCTCGCCAGGCGATGCCACCCGCGCGTCTCGTACGAGTGCGACGTGGCCATGCTCGACAGTGGCGTCCCGGTGGGCCTCGGCGACGACGTGGCGGTCGTGGACCGCTCGCGCTCGCCGGAGTGGCGGCTCACGGCGCGCTGCGTGCGCAGGGTGCGCACGTTCGGCGCAGGCCGCGCCCGCGTGCACGTGACCCTGGGCAGCGTCGAGCGCGCGACGTGGGAGGCGAGCGCCGAGATCGTGCGGCGCGTGTCGGCGGTCGAGGAGACGGCGGCGAAGGCCTCGGACGCGGTCTCGTCGTTCGAGGACCTCTCGGGCAAGGAGTACTGACATGGCAACGACGACTGAGACGCTGGACTCGGACGGCCTGGCGGAGGTCACGTGGGACGCGTGCGACGGCCCGATTGCCGGGCGCCTCGCGGCCTCGCCGCAGGACGCGCGCGGGCGAGGGATGCTGCTGCGGGTGACGCGCGGGGGCGAGCCGCTGGACCTCTCCGGCGACGGCACCCGGCTCTACCTGCTGTGGCGACACCGCCAGACGCACGCGCGCGGATGCGAGCCGATGGAGGCGGCAGACGCCGCCTCTGGTGCCTTCCGCGTGTTCTGGCCGGCGGCGATGTGCGCCGCCGAGGGATCGGTGGAGTGCGAGGTGGTCCTGAGCTGGAGCGACAGGACGCTCGCGACGCCCGCCTTCGACGTGGAGGTGGGCACCTCCCTCGTGGGGACGCTCGCGGTGCGCGACGGCTTCACGCTGTTCGTCGAGGCCATCAAGCGCTACGAGGACGCGGCGGCGGACGCCCTTGCGGTCGCGGCAGAGCTGCGGGCCGCGCGCGACGCCGGCGAGCTGCGCGGCGCGCCGGGACCCGCGGGTCCCAAGGGCGACGCCGGCGCCGCCGGCAGGGACGGAAGTGACGGCGTGAGCTGCACCCACTCGTGGGAGGGCACCGTCCTCACGGTGACCTCGGCGAGCGGCTCGAGCTCTTCGGACCTGCGCGGCTCCAAGGGCGACGCCGGCGCGACCGGGCCGCAGGGGCCGGCGGGCGCGACGGGGCCCAAGGGCGAGGCGTTCACCTACGCGGACTTCACGCCCGAGCAGCTCGCGGCGCTCGTAGGTCCCAAGGGCGAGCGCGGCGAGACCGGGCCGCGGGGCGCGACCGGCGCCACGGGTCCGCAGGGGCCCAGGGGCGAGGCCGGCGCGAACGGGGCGAGGGGCGCCACCGGACCCGCCGGTGCGGACGCGACGATCGCGGACGCCTCCGCCACCGTGGACGCCACGACGGGCGCGCCCGCCGTCTCCGTCACGCTCGGCGGGACGCCGTCCGCCAGGACGCTCTCGTTCGCGTTCTCCGGGCTCAAGGGCGAGCGCGGCGCCACAGGCGCGACCGGCGCCACGGGTCCGCGGGGCGCAGACGGCGCGACCCCCGACCTCTCCGCGTACGCCACGAAGGCGTGGGTCTCCTCACAGTTCCCGGACCTCTCGGGGGTGAGCTACTGATGGGTATGGGCATGATCGGCGAGTCCGTCCTGGGCGACATCGCGAACGCGATCCGCGAGCAGAACGGCACGGCGACAACCTATAAGCCGACTGACATGGCCGCCGCAATAGCGGCACTCGACGGAACGAAGTCGGGCAAGGGCACGACACGCGCCCTGGGAGGCGGCAGCGGGGTCGTGTCCGACTCGGTCTTCTCGTCAATCGCCGGGGCGATACGAGGCCAGAACGGCCTCGCCACGAAGTACCGCCCCGGCGAGATGGCCCAGGCGATCCGCGACCTCTCCTGGGACACGGGTCTCAAGCCGCGCGCCGTCCTCTACAACGGCGGGAGGAACCTCGAGCTTAACTACCTCGACGGTCCCCAGACCTACTTCGGCGACGACGTCGAGCAGTCGTGGGAGCTCTCCCCCACCGGCTACGCCAGGGACACCGACGTGCCCTGGCACGACTGCCGCGAGCAGATCCGGTCCGTGCGCGTCGACGAGTCCCTCGGAAAGGTCAGCTTCCCCGACATCTCCCACTGGTTCCAGGGGATGACGGCGCTCACGAGCGTGACGGGCTTCAACCGCATCACGGGGGTGACGAAGGCGAACCAGGCGTTCTCTGGCGACTCCGAGCTGAGGTCCATCTCGTGCGACGCGCCGCACAGCCCCGCGATCGCGAGCGCGAGCATCCCGTTCTACGGCTGCCGCAAGCTCGTCGGCGGCCATCTCGCTGTGGCGAAGGACACGTCGGGGGCGTCGGCGTTCACGACCGGCGCCAACGGGCTGCTCGTCTGCGACGGAGACGACGCCCGCCAGTGGGCGCAGGCCCGACTCTATTCGAACGGAAAGCTCGTGATCGACACGAGCTGGGAGAGTGCGACGCCCGACCTCATGGCATCCGGCTCCCTCTGCGTGAACGCGCGCTACAACGCTCTCGGCTCCATGCCGTGGCACGACTTCCGCGACAAAGTGGCGTACGTCTTCTTTGGCAGCGGGCTGTCCACGGTCGACAACCTCTGCATCGACTACTGGTTCTACAACACGAAGTCCAACGCCATGAGCTTCTCCGGCTGGGGGAACCTCCATCCCGTGAGCGCCGAGTTCCTCTTCAACGGCTCGGTGAACCTCAAGACGCTTGACCTGCGCGGGCTCTCGCCCTCGACCTGCACACGCTGGGCCAACGCCTTCGCGGGCATGAGCGCGCTCACGACCATCCTGGTGTCCGACAGCTGGGCGCTGCCGTCTCCCCTGGCCTCGAGCGCGAACGTCTTCTACGGCGACACCCTCCTCGTGGGCGGCAACGGCACGAAGTTCTCCTCGACCAAGACGGGCGCGAACATGGCCGTAATCGACCGCGCCGGACAGGCAGGCTACCTGACCGCGGGATAGTCCCCCCGGTTGTGACCTCCTGGGACCATGGTGCGCGACAGGACGTCGTCGAGAGGAGCCTCGCTTGGAGTCGGTTTTCGTGGCGCTCATATCCGGCGGCATGACGCTTGCCGGCGTCATCGTCAGCAACTCGAAGTCGCGCGCGGTGACGGAGCAGAAGATTGACGAGCTCACGCGCAGGGTCGAGAAGCACAACTGCCTCGTCGAGCGCACGTACCAGCTCGAGCGGGACGTGGCGCTCCTCAGAAACGACGTCGACGGCCTCGAGAGGAAGGCGGACAGGGATGGCTGATTTCCTAGGCGGAAACGAGTGGTACTGGCGTCTCGCGCGCACGGTGGTCCAGGGCGTCCTGGGCGTCGTCGTGGCGAACCTGGACATGCTGGTGGGGGCGACCACGCTCCCGACGGAGTGGAGGGCGCTCGTGGTTGCCCTGGTGATGGCGGTGCTCTCGCCGGTGATGGCGGAGATAGGCAAGCGCGTCGACGAGGACGCGCCCGAAATCGAGCGGGGTGATGCGCGATGAGGGACTGGGCACGCTGCGAAGCCGACGTCGTGAGGCTCATGAACAAGCACTTCAGCCATGGCCGCAGCGGCGCGAGGATCCAGCACGTCGTCGTACACTACAACGACGCGGACGGCTCCATCGAAGACGTGTGGAACTGGTGGCAGACGCGCAAAGCGTCCGCCCACTACCAGGTCGAGAGCTCCGGGCGCATTGGCCAGCTGGTGTGGGACCGCGACACCGCCTGGCACGCCGGCCTCTGGGCGGAGAACCTGAGGTCCATCGGCATCGAGCACGCCAACCGCTCGGACGGCACGATCTCGGAGGCCTGCCTCGACAACGGCGCCCACCTTGTGGCCGCGCTCTGCAGGCTCTACGGGCTCGGCCGGCCGGAATGGAACGTCAACGTGTTCCCCCACAGCCACTTCGCGAGCACGAGTTGTCCGGGCCAGATCTACGGCTCGCAGAGGGGCGCCTACATCGGGCGCGCCCAGCTGTGGTACGACCGCATGGGCTCCGGCGGCGCAGCCTCCGCGAGCCCCGCACCGACCGTGCCCTCCCCCGACATCGACGCCCTCGCCCGCGAGGTGATCGCCGGCAAATACGGCAACGGCGACGACCGCCGCAAGGCGCTCGGCGCGAGCTACGACCGCGTCCAAGCACGCGTGAACGAGATCCTGGGTGCCGGCGCGAGGCCGCGTTCCCAGGTCGTGGACGTGGACGCCCTCGCACGTGCGGTAATCAGGGGCGACTACGGAAACGGAGAGGAGCGCAGGCGGCGCCTCGGCGCGAACTACGCGGCAGTTCAGCGACGGGTGAACGAGCTCCTGTCGTGACGCGGGACGAGCTTTCCTGGGCGGTGGCCATGCTCGTTGCCGCCGCCCTCTGCGCGCTCGTCGCTCCCCTAGCGCTCCTGCTGTGGGCAGCCAGTGGGGGACGTTGAGCTTCGGAATCCTCCGACTCCCTGCGGCGGGCGTGCGGTGTGCCCCTTCACCGCACGTCCGCCGCAGGGCAGCAAGGGGGTGAGCGCGCGTCCCCTGCGCGCGAGGGGGTGTGCAGCACCCCCTCCCCCTGTGCGGCCTCCTCTGCGAGGGCGGGCCCATACCCCAGCCAATCAAAAATGAAAGTGGCGCGACTCCCTCGGGGAAGCCGCGCCACCGTCTCTGTGTCACTCTGTGCTAGAAGCGTTTCAGTCCGTCCGCTCCGACCCTGCCACTAATTCTGCCACTAATAATCCCGAACCAAGCGTTTTGGAGCGTTGCGAAGCGTTGCTTCTCAAAACTCTTCTCAACCTATCTGACCTGCGGAAATGTTGCCTTTTGTAGCAAAGCGTTGCGGACTGTAAAAGCCCGAAAATTATTCCCACTCAATAGTCGCAGGTGGCTTTGAGGTCACATCATAAACTACTCGATTAACCCCTTCGACCTCATCGACGATACGAGCTGAGATGCGCGCAAGCACCTCATAAGGAAGTTTGGCCCAA